GCGGCTTCAAGCGACTCCTCGTCCATGAATCCCTTGGCAATCTGCACCTTGCCGTCCTCGACCCACATGATGCCAGCACCATCGGGGTTGTTCCAAAAGCAAGTCTCAATCATGTCGTGGTCGGGGCGGACGTTCTTCTCGCAGGTAAGAATGATGCACATGCTGTGCTCCTTTCGGTTGCGGTTTGTCTACTAAGGTTGACGGTTAGAGTTCGCGTGCGGCGAGATAGGCGTCGAGGTCGTCGTGCGGGATGCCGTTCGCTTCGAGGGCGTAGGTTATGAGCACCTTGGCGCTCTTCCACGAGAGTTTGTCAGCCAGCTCGTCGGTCATGTTCTTGCAGATGATGGAAAGGCCAGCGGTCATTTCGAGCGTGGCCCTGAGCGTCTGCATGTTGAGCGTACCGCGCCACAGGCGAATCTCGACCGTCGCGTCGTTGGTGTTGTTGATGGCCTGATAGCGGTTGTGCCCCTTCTTGTAGCGCCACTCGCGCTTGCGCTCCGTGACGTCCTCAATCTCGGCGAGGTCGTTCATCTCGTCGATGGCGCACCAGTGCATCTGGTCGTAGGTGTTGGAGCGGCGGCTGAACTTGATTAGCTGGTGGCTGAACCTGCTGAACAGGCGGTCGAGCCTGTAGACGGCGTCGGCATCATCGAAGTATTCGCGGGAAACGTGCATGTGCAGCCCGCAGGTGCCAGCGTCATGCGACTTGCCGTTGTGAGACTTGACAATGTCGGTGATGCGCTCCCACATGCCGCTGTTGAGGTGGAAGAGCGGCGTCATCGGCTGGGACACGATTTCCACGCCGTTGTCATCGAGCGACCCGTCCTTCTTGCATACCACGTAGCTTTCGCTGTAATCCTCGGCGACGTCGTCGGCAAGCGCGGCTGCGTTGTCGTTGTAGTCGGTCTCAAGCTCGATGCCGATGTAGAGACGCGCCCTATCCTTCTCGCTCATGTCGTAGAGGGGCTTGCAGGAGCCGTCATCCTGCCAGAAGTAACCGCCACGGGTGTGGCTGTAGCCGTGCAGGTTGTAGCTTTCATGGCGGCGGTAGCAGTCAGGGCAGTAATACGCATCGTCCTCGTCGCTGTAGTATACGTCGTCGTCATGCACGAGGCATCCGCATTCCTCGCAGGTGCGCCAATTGTCGTCGTGGCAACCTTCGCAAAGCCACACGTAGCTGCCGTTCCAAGTCTCATACTGCACGGCGCCCTCTTCGACGGAGAACAGCTCGCCGCAATCATCGCAGATGACGGCGTCGGTATCGACGCAGCTGTGGCACCAATCTTGGTAGCTGTGCTGCCAACCGCGGCTCCAATAGGAGTCGGTCGCCACGCTGACGGGCTGGGTGGTCAACGTCCCGCAATGTGCGCACTCGACAAGAATGTCCGATGCGTCTTCGATGCAGTCGTCGCACCACCGCTCGACAGACCAGTCATGCTCGACGTCGGTGGTCGATTCGACCCAGCGGCCGCAGCGGTCGCATTGCACCATGCCCTCGTGCTCGTCGGCGGCGGATACTGCGTTGTCCATGTTCTCGTTCATGCTAAAATCTCCTTGTCCTTGGCTTGGTGGTTATAGGGCACAGTGGGGGCGGTGTGGCAGCACCGTCCCCACGAATTGCTGGGCTATGCGTTTTCGTCTGCCAGTGATTCAAGCGGCGTCCAATAAAACGCCCAGTAGAGCGTCATGAATTCGTTGAAGTTGTCTTGGTTGAACTGCTTAATCGTGCCGTTGGCGTCTACGTAGTATGGCCAACCCCAGCCGCCATACTCACAGTCTCGGATGACGTTGAACATGAGTTCTGAGAGTGGCATAGTGACCGCGAACGGTTCGCCATACTCCTCACAGTATGAGCGTCCGCTCACAAGCCGCTCTGCCACATCGTCATAGGGGCTGCTAGGGCAATCGGGGTCAAGCAGGCTTTCGTCGTACCACGTCTCGATTTCGTCGGCACTTGCACGCATCAGCTTTTCGACGAAATGCGGCGGGCAAACAAGCGTGTCGTAACCATCTATGAAAACAACGGTGACGTCCTTGTGCATGGTTCCTCCTAGTTCAGTTCTACGCGCCACGCAGACATAGGGTCTGCCGACGTTGCCAGTGCTAAGCGGAAAGCTTGGCGAGGATGGCGGCGTTCTGCGCGGCAAGCTGCGCCACAAGCTCCTTGAGGGCGTCAATCTCGGCGGCGTCCTTGGTATTCTTGGCAGCTGCCTTCTTGGTCTGGCGCTTGGCAGACTTCCTGAACTCGGATGGGATGCCGTCAGGCCACTCGATATCGGCGTAGTTGTAGATGCGGTAGTAGCGGTACTTCTCGCCCATCTTGAAGAACATCACGTCGGACTTGGCGTCCTCGGCCAGCTTGCCGCCGTTGGCCTTGATTTGGCCAGCCGTGGCGAAGCGGTTGTCAGTCCAGCCATTTGCGGCGGCGATGTAGCGCAGGTCGTCGATGACCTTGGCATCCTTGTTCAGGGGACGGCCAGTGATGAAGTTCACAGGCTCGGCGATGAGTTCGGCCTTGGCGTGGGTGCGGCGGCACTTCTTGACGAATGCGGCACGCTCGGCGATGAGGGCGGCGATGGCGTCCTGTCCCTTGAGCTTGGTCTCGGTCTCGGTCATGGCAGTCTCCTTCTTGGTCGTGGTCTTACGGGCAGCGGTCTTGGTGGTCATGGCGGTCTCCTTCTTGGTCGTGGTCTTGGCAGCGGTGGTCTTGGTGGTGGTCATTGCAGTGTCCTTTCTCTCGGCGGATTCGTCCGCCATTTACAGGCTTGGCAGGTAGTGCTCTTGGATGGTCATAAGACACCCTCCGAATCATCGTTTGCGGCCAGCAAGGCCGCGCCAATGAACAGAAGGATGAAGTCGCGTCGCGTCACAGGTCCAACCTCCTAGCGATATAGAGTCCCAACGGTATGCCGATGACGTATGTCATCACGATGGTGAAGAAGTACATGCGCCGCCCCCTAGTTGAGAAGCTCGCGCTTGAGAGCCTCCCACAGGCAGCACTCGTCATCGCCGAACTCGCCGTTCGGGTAGGCTCCGTGCTTGAGCAGCTCGGCCACGTCCATGACCTGCTCGAACGTGAACGTGCGGCTGCGGTCATCGCGGTGCGGCATGATGCGCTTGTAGTTGTGCTTGCTGATGAACTCGACCATTGTTCACCCCTTCTGTCGTGTTGTCCCTAGCCAATCGGCTACGAGGGGCGCACACCTTGCAATGTGCGCCATTGCGTAGACGGTTAGGCAGCGGTGTAGTGCCAGCGGCCAGTCGGGTCTTTCCACCACATGTCGAAAACGTCATCGAGCACGTCGGCATAGGTGTCGTCCTCGCCGATATCGATGTAGTCGGTGTCCCAGTCGTCGATGGTGCGCTTGTTGGTGGTGTCCATAGTTGTCCCTTCTCTTGTCCAAAACGGCGGATTCGTCCCGCTCAACTACATGCCGCGGCGGCAGTCCACTGCGGCGTTCGTCTAATTGCGGGGTAGTGCTGCCAATATGCAGCGTCCAAGGGACACGGAAACCATGTCCCAAGGGCGGCGCATACTGTCAACTTTTGTTGACTGATGCTATGGCTAAGCGATTTTGGTGACTGTAACAGGATGGTCGACGCCGTCCGAAAGACGCTGGCCTTTGTACGTGCGAGCCTTCTTCCCGCTAATGGTCGTCTTTTTGGGACGATACTCGTTCGACGACGTGCGCTGGACGGCACAGAACGTAACGCGCCAGTCCTCGTCTGCGAGCTTGTCCGCGTCCTCAAGTGAAACCGCGCCGTACTTCCAACGGACGTCCTCGACAAGCATGGCATGTGCGATTTGGCGGGCAACGCCCTTGTTCTGGGCATAGACCACGTATGCACGCTCATGCTGCTTAGTCGTCTCGTAGTCGTCGGCACACTTGAGCTGGCGGAAGCGAATGAGATATGTTTTGGTGGTAGACATGGTATTCTCCTCTCAAGTTTGTAGCGGCTTATCCGCTTAAAGCTAGGCACATCAACTAGCGATATGCCTAGCGGAAAGCGGATACAGCGGAATTGTTGCGATATTTTCGCCGCGAGTCTCACAACATCCGATAGGTTAGGTGCAGGGATACGCTGCAATAGCGCATTATGCCCTTGTCGCTGTTCACCGTTTCGTGCCTATCGGTAGCCAACTCGCCCATTGATTTCAGTCACCCGTTTCTAGGTAGACACAGCTTTCGACTGCGTTTGACTGCGTGGTTTTTCACAGCTGGGTTCAATGGAAACCCACGTCCTGCATCTTAATAAGCCCCATGAACAAAGCAGTTTCCCGCTGGCGTTATAGCCTTTTGCCGTTCCGTACTAACCGTGCTAGTCATGCCGAAACATGGTAGGGGCTTTCCGTAGTTGCAATACCACCGACTTAAGTCAATCGGTGCAACGTTCCCGTGCGTAACGCTTGCTAAGCGTCCGTTACCCTAGTTTCACCAACCGCTAAGAACCGCTGTGGATTACGTTATCGGGTATGGGGTTACAGGCACTATTCAGTTATCGAAGCGGGCGGGGGTCGGTTGGGGTTCGTTCCCGCTTGTCGCAGACAATATTACTCATACTTTCCCTACATGCAAGAACAATTTTTCTAGAATCCAAAGTTGAGATAATCGCAGGTAGACGTATGGAGGAATTGTGAAGGCGTGAAATAGCCATATCAAAACATTAACTAGATTGTTCAAATTTTGATTTGTTCAATCAAATATTTAACTATATGGAATGGGCACACATAGGCACGCACATAGGGGCGCGCTATGTGTCCGGTTATCGCCATGGCGGGCACATATACGTAAGGCGCTTAAGCATATGGCGGGATCCCTGCAAATACGTAAGGGGCTTAACTGTATGGGCAAAACAGGTAAACGCCTTAACAATATGGTGCCCCATACGCGAGATATAGAAGGATATATAAACGTTAAAGCGATTAATTAAATGGCGAACGCGATACCCATAGGCCGCACATGTAAGGGGCTTAACAGTCACACGATTCTGTGCGTTCGTGTTATCCGTAGGTACCTGATGAACAGGTATCGCAAAGGCACCTGTTCGTTTCATATTTGATAAAAACAACCGCTCAACTGGGCAAACGTGCTAACGGAAACAAGAAACCGCAGGTAGCGAAGCGAGGAATTATAAAGAATGCAACGGTGTGAAATATGGCCTTTGACCAGCGGTTTTACCCTGTTTCCGCAGGTCAGACGGGGGGTGCGCCCCTCCCTGCCCCACGAGGAGACCACCGACGCATAGCGGCCATATCCCCCCGAGAAAAATTTTTGGCTATATACGCCCCCAGACTAGGCCCTCTACCTGCGTCCCCCTTGAAAAATAATTCCGATTTGACACACAATGAAACACCTGTTCTGTGGTATAAGGTATCTGTACGAATGTGACGCGCCTTCCGAGGGCGCGTTTTTTATTAGGGGTGCTCAATGTCGAGCAACGTCCGATACCAATTCTCGCACGAGCGCAAGAAGCTGCGCCAAAGATATAGGCACATGTACACGCATTGCCCCGTGTGCGGCGTCGAGCTTGACTGGGTGCATCCGTACCTGCCGAACTCCGCCGAGATTGACGAGATTATCCCCATATCCAAACTCCCCAAAGACATACGCGGCCGCATGGCCGTCGACCCGTCGAACACTCAGGTGCTGTGCAGGCACTGCAACAAGCTGAAGGGGAACAAGATGCCCGTGAAGCAGGCACCTCCCGAACCGCATACGCCAATCAAGACGTCGAGGAAGTGGTGACATGGACGCCGACAAGATTACGCGCATGCTCCAATGCTTCGTCTCGGTCGAGGATGTATGCACCGCCAATCAGGTGACGCTGGACGAGCTTGACCGCTTCTGCGTCGAGCAATACGGCATGGGCGTGTCCGAAGCTGCGGAAATGTTCGCGGCTCAGGGCAGGGCGATGGTGCATGCGGCTCAGGTGGAAGCGGCGCTGGACGGCAACAACTCCATGCTGATTCTGCTGGGCAAGCAGTACCTCGGCCAATCGGATGACCCCAAGCAGAACAACTCCACTAAGGAGGAGACGCCGCTTGATAACGTCCTTAAACTCTATGCTGGCGCGAAGGACAGGAAAACAAGAGCCGCGCGTTAGCATCGTCCCCGACTACGCCAAGTCATACGGCGCTGGCGCTGAATCCCTTGCGGAAAGCTACGCTTCCCCGCTGATGCCGTGGCAGAGAACCGTCATGGAAGCATGGCTTGCGCGTGACGAGTTCGATAGGCCCGTCGCTATCTCAATCGGCCTGTGCGTCCCGCGTCAGAACGGCAAGAACTACATCATCGAGATATTCGAGCTGTTCGTGTCCGTGGTCCTCGGTTGGCATGTGCTCCACACAGCCCACGAGGTCAAGACTTCCATGAAGGCGTTCAACAGAATCTGCTCGTACTTCTCGGGCATGACCGCCAAACCAGAGCTTGAGGGCATGGTCAAGTCAATCAGGAGGACGAACGGTCAGGAGTGCATCACGCTTATCAACGGCGGGTGCATCGAGTTCTCCGCGCGTTCGCGTCAGGCCGCACGAGGATTCGACGATATCCAAGTCGTCATCTTCGACGAAGCGCAGGAGCTTGTGCCAGAGCAGGTCGACGCAATCATGGCGACCCTGTCCGCAAGCTCCACGGGAACAAGGCAGATTATCTACACTGGCACGCCCACTCCCCCGACGTCCGCTGGCACCGTCTTTGCGAAGGTCAGGGAGCAGGCGCTCAAGGGCGAACTCACCAGCTGCATCTGGCACGAGTGGAGCGCGGACGATTTGCCGCCGCTCACCGCCACGTTCGAGGAGCTGCTGGACTTGGTGTACGACACCAACCCGTCCATGGGAATCACGCTGGACGAGGAGTTCACGGCTCAGGAGTTCGCAACGCAGACCATCGACGGTTTCGCACGCGAGCGTCTCGGCTGGTGGGTATCGGTCGAGCAGACCAACCTTATCCTCAAGGCGGACTGGGACAAGTGCGCTTTGGAGCAGGACGAGGTTCCCGAAATGGAGGACGAGAAGTACGCCTTCGGCGTGAAGTTCGCAGCCGATGGGTCGAGCGCATCCCTATCCGTCGCCACCAAGTATCCAGACGGCAGCAGGCCGCACGTCGAGCTGATTGACGTCCGCTCGGGGCGCGAGGGCGTGTCGTGGATTGCCGACTGGATTGAGGAGCACAAGCAGATTTGCTCGACCGTCGTCATCGACGGACTCTACGGCAGGGATGTTCTGGTCGACGCGCTGAAGGACAGGATTTCCAAGAAGGCCATCACGTGCCCCACGTCCAACGAGGTCGCCACCGCCGCTTCCATGATGAAGGAGCGGATTGACACCCACAGGGTGACGTGGTTCAAGGAGCAGGACAGGCTCAATTCCTCCGCGCTCAACGCCGAGAAGCGAAACATAGGAAACCGTGGTGCATGGGGATTCGGCGGCTCCGACCCGTGCCCGATAGAGTCATGCAGCCTTGCGCTGTGGGGTGTTCTCACGACCAAACGAAATGCTAGGAGAAAGCTAAGGGTGAAGTAATGCTTGACGTTACCAGCATGGGGAACATCGTCAAGGCGGACGGGCTGCTTCAAGAGGATTCCGACCGCCTTTGGAGGTTGATTCAGCTGTGGAGCGCGAAGCTTCCGAGGAACAGGCTCCGCAGGCTCTACTATGAGCAGAAGGTTCTCCCGAAGAACATCGGCATCGCATTGTCCGACGACATGGTGAAGAAGCTCACTCCGTCGTGCGGGTGGGCGGCGAAGGCCGTCGATATGCTCGCGGACCGCTCGATATTCGAGGGGTTCGTGTTCGAGGACGGAACCGAGGACGACACGCTCAACAGAATCGTCGAGGACAACAAGCTCGCGCAGAAGTACATCACGAACGTGCATTCGGAGCTTGCGCACTCCGTCGTGTTCTGGACCCTGTCTAGGGGCAAGGTGGGACGCTCCAACGTCCGCATCAAGTCGCACACCGCAGAGACGGCAGCAGCCGTTTGGAGCGGCGCAGAGGAGCGAATCGCCTACGGCTTCGCAATCATCGACACCGCGCCGCAGTACCCGACCAACCTCGCAGAGGTTCCCGTCGTGGTCAACCTGTACACGGATACGGCGACAATCGTCCTCACCAGATACTCCCCCACCAGCGAGAACTGGCGGGCGGAATATCAGAAGCACCCTATGGGCCGTCCGCTCATGGAGCCGATGGCCTACTCGCCTTCGAGCATGCGACCGTTCGGCAAGTCGAGAATCACGCGCTCGGTCATGTCGATAATCGACTGCAAGCTCAGGGCGGACATGAGGGCGGAGATTGCTTCCGAGACGATTTCGCAGCCGCAGAAGTACCTGCTCGGTGCGACCGATGAAGCATTCGAGGTGGACGATTGGGCGGCGTTCTTCGGCAACATGTTCATCGTGGGCAAGGACGAGGACGGCGAGGTTCCGACGTTCGGGCAGCTTTCCCAAGGCTCCATGCAGCCCATGGTCGACTACGTGAGAAGCCTTGCCGCCCAGTTCGCAGGAGAGACGTGCATCCCTATCTCAAGTCTCGGCATCATCCACGACAACCCCGCATCCGCAGAAGCTATCGCGGCGGCGGAGCGAGACATGGTGCAGCTTGCAGAGCACCTGAACGATACGAACGGCGATGCAATGCGCAACGTGGCGCTCATGGCGATGGCCATGGCGAACGGACTCGGCACCTCGATTGACAAGCTCGACGACAACAAGCTGTCCGTCAAGGCCGACTTCAGCGACCCGTCGATGCCGAACATCGCCGCGACCGCAGACGCATGGACCAAGATTGCATCCGTCGCTGGCGCCGAGTGGATTGCCCAGACCGAGGAATACCTTGAGGGCATGAACATCCCCATGGCGAAGCGCGTGCGCATGCTCAACCAGAAGCGCCGACTCGACGGGCGCTCCTTCTTCACGGAGGACCTGAATGGCAACGGTACCGAGGGAAATAGTGCAACGCTACAACGCGGCGCTGACGCTTCTGCAACAGGAAGCGCAAGGGTACGTGTCGAGGGAGTTGCAGCGGCGGGCGACGGAGACGCCGCAGGTGGAATCGTTTCGTAACGAAGCAATCCGCACGATGGTGAACGCTCTGGACAACTACGGTCTGGAAGCGGCTAACCTTTCCGCCGACCTGTTCTCGGACGTCATGGAGATAGCTGGCCTATCCCTGAATCCCACCGTCCATAGCGGAATCATAAGCATGGAGGAGATTCGGACAATCGCCCACTATCAGGCGACCAAGCTCATGAAGGGCGACGTCGACGGCTTCATAGCCCAGATGGCTGGCTCAACTGGGTTCATGGTAAGGCAGGTCGCCAACGGCACCGTAATGTCGCAGTCCGCGCTCTTGCAGTACCGTGGCGGCTGGACGTTCAAGGAGAACTTGAGGGGCGGCAAGGGCAGGGCCGTCTGGTCCTACTCCACCAACCACTCCTCGAACGCCTACCAAATCCGATACATGAGGTTGCCGCAGGGCATGGAGACGTGCGACTTCTGCCTGATGCTTGCATCCCGTGGACCCGTGTATCTCACAGCTGAATCGGCAGAAGGTTGGAACCACACCCACCGAGGGTGCGACTGCATCGTCGTTCCCTGCGTCGTGCATGACGAGGGCGGCAAGTGGGTCCCCGATATCGACTACGAGGGATTCGATATGGAATCCATGACCAAGGTTCTCAACGGATGGGATGGCATCAGGGACCACGAGGGAAGGCTCGACGTCATGGAGGAGGTGCTAGGCAGGAGGGAATGGTAAAGGTCGCCGCATTCTACGCATTCACAATGGCACTTGTATACACGCTAATCGTATGGAGCGCGAAATGAAGCGCATCGTAAGGTGCGGTTCCTGCTCATGCGCCGCAAAGGTCACTCCCTGCGGCTTCACGTCCAAACCCTATCTCGTCTGCCAATCGTCTGGCAGCTGCGTCGATGACGACGACGGCTGCACGTTCGGTGCCAAGGGTTCACCTCGAACAGGAGTCGAGGGCCAAGAGACATACGTGAACAAGGAACCGTTCTACCAACTTTGGAAATGAGCCGCGAGAGCGGCTTTTTTCATACCCCTACTTCTGGCAGGCAAGGTACGTCTGCCCCGATACGCGCTAGGGCGCGGGAATGGAGGACTCTATGTCCGAAGAGGTTACTCAGACCGCAACTGAGGAAGCGACGCAGGCCGAGACTTTCACGCAGGAGCAGGTGAACAAGATTGTTCAGGAGCGTCTGGCAAGAGCCAAGACCGAGCTGCCCCCCGACTACGAAGCACTCAAGGCCAAGGCCGCTAAATTCGACGAGCTTGAGGAAGCTAACAAGTCCGAGTTCGAGAAGCTGAACGAACGCTACTCCGCGCTTGAGAAGGAGCACGCCGCCCTCGTGCATGAGAACGAGCGACGCGCGTGGGCTGCTCAGGTGTCTCAGGAGAAGGGCGTCCCCGCTTCAATCCTGCGCGGCGACACGCTTGAGGAGATTCAGGCGCACGCACAGGCCATCCTCGACTCTGGCCTTTCCCACTACGGCTCGGCACCAGACAACGGAGAAGCAGGCAGCGTCTCCACGGTTACTGCTGACTCAATCATGCAAATCAAAGACCCCGTGAAGCGCGTTCAGGCTATCTCCGAACACCTAGACCTTTTCAAGTAAGGAGACAACATGGCTGTTCTCACCAACACCGTTCTCACCAGCGACGTGGCATCCGCCCTCAACATCGAGTTCATCAAGAAGTTCAACGGCGAGGTCAACGACCTTGCCCGCGTGCTCGGCATCGTGTCCCCCGAGGTCATGGCCGCTGGCACCACCCTCTATCAGGTCACCGTCACTGGCTCCCTGAACGAGGATTCCGAGAGCCGCGCCGAGGGCGACGAGGTTCCGCTGTCCAAGTATGGCACCACGATTGCCACCATGGACTCCCTCACCCCCGTCCCCTACCGCAAGCTCACCACTGGCGAGGCCGTCCTCAAGGCTGGCGTCACCAACGCCGTCCTCCGCGAGGACAACAAGATGATGGCCGATATCCGCAACAAGGTCGTCGATTCCTTCTTCACTGGCCTTAACACTGGCACTGGCACCGCGACTGGCACTGGCCTTCAGGACGCCCTTGCCCAGACCGACGCCAAGATTCAGGACGTCATGGAGACGAACCACGACTCCTACGGTCGTCTCGTCCACCTCGTCAACCCCTACGATATCGCCAATTACCTCGGCAAGGCCAACATCTCCACGCAGACCGCGTTCGGCATGACCTACCTTGAGTCGTTCCTCGGCTTCGAGAACGTCCTTGCGACCAACCGCGTCACTCAGGGCACCATCATCACCACGCCGTCCGAGAACCTCCACCTCTACTCCGTGGACTTCTCCACCCTTTCCGCCGCTGGCCTGCCCTACCAGACCATCGAGAACGGCTTCATCGGCGTGTCCCACGAGCCTAGCTACGAGCGTTTCGGCGTCATCACCAACGCCGTCACTGGCGTCAAGTTCTACGCCGAGGTCCTCGACTACATCATCAAGACCACCATCGCGCCCTCGGCCTAGTCGTAGGAGGGGTCATGAAAGCAACCGTCATTTCCAACTTCCGCGATAAGTACAACGAGCAGGACGTGTACATGGTCGGCGACACCTTCGAGGGCGACGACGAGCGTGTCATCGAGCTTGCCGACATGGGCTACGTCGAGCCTATCGAGGAGAAGCCCAAGCGGAAGCCCCGCGCCAAGAAGGAGTAGCCCATGGAAGCGTTCGCAACCGTAGACGATTTGATGCTCCGCTGGCCCGAATGCACCGTGGACGAGGAGACAGTTGAAGCACGGCTCATGGACGCGACCGCTTACATCCGCTCCCGCCTTTCTTCCGCTGGCGTTCAGGTCGACCCAGACGACGAGGTTCAGGAATACAACCTCAAGCGCATCACGTGCGACATGGTGAAACGCTCCCTGTCCGCTTCGAGCGGTCAGGGGGCATTCGCCCAAGCGCCGCTCAAGGGATACATGCAGACGGCTGGCGTGTTCAC